ATAATGATACGTTTTGTCCTATTGTAGAAAGGTTACAGAATCGGAAACGTTGCAAGCAGGTTTTGGCAAAGGTTTCTGTTGCGACCCGAATGTCTGATTTTTTTTAGGCGTATCTCACTCTGAAATCACTCCGTTAGTGGGTTTCCGGTATTGAAAAACAGTTCAGAAAAAAGGAAAAGGGGGTATTCGTAAAGATTGGGCAAAAAGCGCGCCCAATCTTTACAAAGCTTCCCCCTTTTCCTTTTTTCTGCCCTATTTTCCTGCACCTACAACCCCCGAACGAAGCGATACCAGACTGAGACACTTTAAAAAAAAACAGCCATTCTAGCAGTTAACCCCCTTCACTCCGCTCAAGCCATCCTGAGGGGGCGGGGGCTGAAACCGAAAGATTTTTAATTTGATTGAAAGGAACTTTATGACATAGATTCAGGCGCGAGAGGCGCGAAACTTAAAGAGCGGCGGGGACAAACAAAAATCCCCAAGCTTACAACAAGGGGATTTTTGCATTCCTGCCAAGTTTGGAACTTACAGGAAAAATCAAAATGCAAATCTCTATTCTCGTAGGCAATTTGCAATTGACTGTTACGATTGATGCTAGGGTTATTCTAGCCTTGATTGTGCTTTTAAGTCAATAGACCGCCAAAACCGCCCGATTAAGGGCGGTTTTCTATTTTGCCGCATCCATCACTAAGACTTGTTTTTTTAAAGATTGCTGTTCGGCGGTATCTATCTGAATTTCTCTTTGTTCGTCTTTATACGGATTAAAGGGCATTCCGTTATCGACATAATCGATACAGGTTTTTTTGTCTATCTCTTTTAAAACGGTTGCCTGACTTGAATAGCAGTTGCAGGAATTTGACGATTTGACACAGGCAACAGGAAACTCCATTTGTCTGACCTGCCTGACCCCGTTATAAATCGGTTTTGATTCGGGATGACCGTCTATTGTGGGTTCTAACATCTCTTTCGTCAAATTCTGATTTTCCTTGTCCGGGCCCAACTGATTGCCTATATTCCTGCCGACTTCGCCCGATGCCTTATGCGCCGTGCCCCTGACTTGTTCCAATTGTTCCTCCGAAACGATTGTTTGCGTTTGACCTTCGCCCTCCGCTTTTCCTTCTTCCTGCCCCAGCCCCAATAATAGCTTATAGCCCAAATAAAAGGATAGGGCGAACAATACCAATGCGATGGGGATAATATATAAAACGCGGCTTTTCGGGGTTTTTACCTTGGTATGGATTTCCGCCGATTTGTAAAGCCCGTATGCCTTTTTATCGAACCTATAGACTTCGGTGCGGGCATTGCGGAACTCTGACCTTGGATTATTCGCACAATAGTCCCAAAAATACCGCATAAAAATGCCGAGCAGTGTTCTATGGATATGGTAATGCGCACCGACCAAATCGCGGACGTGCTTATCTATTCTATGGGGCATCTGCGTTATCAGGATAATATCAATGCCGAAATGCCTGTGAATATGCAGCCATTCGACAAGGGGCGGTGTTTTTACGGCAGGGGAGCGGGGTGGGAAAACGTTTTGCGCTTCGTCTATGATGACGACTGACCCGTTATTTTCGGGATATTTAAGCCAAACGTGCATATCATTTATTGAATGACCTTCGGGAATGGGCGTTGTTTCTATCTTTAATTCCTGGATACCTTCTGCAAAAATCTTCCTATCTTTCCATTCGTTATTTATTTTTTTCGCCAAATTCGAAACGACGGATAAAGTTTTGCCCGATCCGGGAACACCTGTTATTAATGTAATCATACTTTGCCTTTTATTTTAGGAATTTTAAAACACGGTACGAAGACCATATGCCGAACGAGAACGAGAAACCTCCAAATATGATGTTCAATGCTTCGGGAATGCCTGCCAGTGCGAACATATTTAAAATATCGGGCGGTATATTCCCATAGGCATTTTGAAAATATTTCAAAATGGCATCGGTTGAAAGGCTTAACGCCTCATATGAGACAAAAGAAGCGCCGAGACCTGTAAGAATTTTAAAAAACAAGTCTTTAAGCATCGGCGCCAATGCCATGAACAATGCGACAATCAATCTTGGCATTTTTAACCTTTCAAGCTATTTACGGTTTTAAAAACCAAGACTGCGGAATAGAGATAAGCCATGGCTATAAAAACATATCTCAGCTTTTTCAATACATCGCACAAAAAGCCCATTTGAAGCGTATGATTGCCGAACTGCCCCATATCCAGCCTTATATCACTCATACAATGCCCGCCAGTTGAAAACACGTTTGCAGGTGCATAACTTCCAAAATTTCCATCACTTTTAAGGCTTCCCCAGTCAGGATCTCCATACTTCGGGACATCGGGCATTTTTTCGCCGCCTTCTTCGTCTCCTTTGCCTTTGCCGCTTCCTTGTGCCGTTAAACCGTTATTACCGCCGTTCCCCGCGCCTGTGCTTCCCCCGCCGTCGGATGCTCCGAGGCTTCCGCCACCCGGCGCATTTCCGACGGCGGGGGAAGCACCGCCCCCCAGTGTCCCAACGTTCGGATTTTCAGACGGCTTAGGATTGGACGCATCGGGCTTTTCTACCGGCTTCGGATGGTCTTTTTCGGGTTCTTTCTTTTCTTCTTCAGGCTTTTCCCCTTCGGGTATATCTTCATACAAAACCGAATAATCCAAAGTATTGGCAACTTTGCCATCCGGCCAAACGGCATTACATCTTCCCAATTCCGCATTGCCCTCATACAAACCCGCATCAACGCCTTTTACTTCGATATGCTGATAACTGCCGTTCCACCCACGTCCATAAGTCAAACCCTTGTAAACGTCATAACAGAGTTCTTTAACCGACTTGAATTTATGCCCTCTATAATCTGAAAAAACCTTCCTTTTCCCCTTCCTCTTTGCCTCTTCTTCCTTTTCCTTTTGTAATTGTTCTGCTTTTTTTAATTGTATTTTCTGCCAAATTTTCCCGTAATCGTTATCTTCTTTAATCATCTTCTTATAATCTGCCAGAGTCATACCCAATTCATCTGCATCCTGTTGATCGGGGTCTTTTAAATTTAAATCCGATATGTCAAAAACCGTCATGTCTTCTTTTTTTTTAAAATTATCAGGTACTTTATTCACATTAAAATAACAATAATTAAAAATACATCCTAACTTATGCATTGTATGATTTATTTCACCGTCCTTACTTCTAAGAGGGAAAACAGTACCCAGGGGAGCATTTGAAATAGATTCATACAATTTCCCCGTCATATGTAATCTTTTAAAACCTTCCTCAACACGACTGGCTTCAATATCTTGAGAAAAAGCAGGAACAAAAAAAGCGGACATCACAAAAGCGGCCGCCATTCTTTTAAATTTCATAAAATTCACCCTATTTGAAAAAATAAACCAATGAAATCACTGCAAAAAATCCAATAAGAAAAGGGAAATCAACCATCATTTGAAAAACTTCCTTTAATCAGGTTTCCTACTGTTTTAAATGCCCATACGAGTACGAATAAAATCAGGAACGAAGAGGCAAGCATTGCCCCTTGTGCAAACTGTAATTCTTGGGAGCATTGCGGAAAAGACAAATCTATCCGATAGCCTTCCATATACCAATTTCCGCCCGATTTATAGGGCGCGTACAGTTTCCCATCGGGAGATATAACGGGCACGATTTGGGACACAGAATAATCATCTGCCTGTTCTTTTTTGGAAAAACACTGCAAACCTACTCTGTATCCCATCATCACACCTTATTAACGACCAGCAACAAAGCCGGAGACGAGGCGGAATGCTTTAACCAGCACATAGACGGAGAGCAGGGCAACGCCGACGCTTGAAACGACCGGAACAACTTTATTGATTTCGGTTACGATGCCGTTTGCAACGCCTTCGATGCCGTCCGCCCAAGTCGGAGCGGAGAGGGTAGCCAGTACTACAACTGCACCCGCTTTACGGGCATTTACTTTGATGCTTTTAAACATAAAATTTCCTTTTTAAAAATTACGGTTTTCGGAGGCAAACCGTACAGCCTTAAAACGGAATATCGGGGTAGGGGTCAATATAATCTTCCCATTCTTCATCATCTTCTTCTTCAAAAACAGAAGTTTCAGAACTTGCCATAAGCATCATGACTTCCTCTCTCTCTTCGTCGCTTATGGCGTATTCGAGAGCGTTTTCATAAAGGCCCGCTTGGATAGAAGCGTCATAATGGCTTTCGTAATAAAAGCCGTTATAAAAAAGTTCATGACCTTCGGGATCTAGCCTTTCTCCTTCTTCGTTAAAAAAAGGGTTTCCATTGGGATAAACATCATTGCCTTCATCATCATGCATAGGCGAACCGTCCCAATAAAATTGATTGCCTTCGTCATCCTCATAATAAGAGTAGGGATAACCGAACTGACTATCATAGGCTATTGAAAACTCTCTCCTATCGGGATCGTCTTCCCATTTATCATAAAATGCCTTTGCTTCCGATTCATCGTCAAAATGAAATTCCTGAATTATCGGTGAGCCACCTGTTTCAGCAGCCGGAAGCCATGCGCTTACGTGATATTTCATGAGTTTTTAGTTTTCTCAAAAACGGGGACAACGTTAACTACAATTTGTTTTGCCGCTTTGCCGTTTGTTACGACATTCAAATCAATTTCTGCGTTAAACGGCGCTTTGACCCCTGAAGCAAGCAGTTTTTCATAGTTTTCAGATGTGCCGTATGTATACTCTTCTGTAGCGAATCCGCACATATCTTGGCTTTCCTGAAATTGAGTCTCAATATATAGCTTTGTAGAATCATAAGGCTGACCCTTTTCCGTAATGCCTTTGCTTCGCTTCATACCGGTTACGCGTGCAATCATCTTCATTTGCTTTTTCCTTTCAAAAATTAGTTACGAACTGTCTTACAAAAAAACTTAATCACTCGATTCCGCCATACTGTCTAAAACCATTCCGTACTCATCAAATTTAATTATTTCAATTTCTTTTTCATAATCATGGATATATTCGCAAGCACGTTTTTCTTTGATGATGAATGATGCGGGATTCACACGATGGGGCAGCGCACCATCTTTTCGGCGCAGATAATCAACGATTTCAGAATCGGACATACCCAAAAAAACCATCATATTTATGGCGCGCCCGACCTGTTGCGCTGCAACCTGCTTCGAGCGTTCTATGCTTAATTCCAATCTTTTTTTGGCACTTACACACCTATGCTCCGTCACGCCTTTTTGTTGCAACGACGCGCAAATCTCAAACGCGCCGCCCCAAAAAGAACCCGGCGATAACAAAATATCGAAACTCAAATAACAGTTTCTGCCCATATACTGCTGTTCGAAACGACACCAAAAAACGCCGCTTGTATCTCCCTGTTCTTTTGCCTTATCGTAGATGCGGGAAAATACAGACGAATTTTTAGAGCCTATCGTCAAGGTTTTGCCTTTTTCTGTAGGATTCAGCCAGTCATCTCCCAGCTTTCCGACCAAAGGACGCTTGCCGCGCTTGTCAAACTTGCCTTCTTCGTACCACTGCCACGCCAAATCCGGCGAGATTTCATTCTCGTAAAAGTCTTTTGCCACGTCGCAACGGGTTATTTTTGCGTTATAAGTCGTATCCGCCGTTAAAAACCTATACAAACGTTCTTCCCAGCCTTCTTCCGCAACTGCACAGCCTTTACCCGTCATCTCTACAAGTATGGTTTCCTGTTGTCCGCCAATGTAAACCTGACCGTACAAAACGCCGTCTCTTTCCATCTGCCAGCGCGACTCATAAAAACGACCTTTGCCCACAGGTTGATGAGACGAAATTCCGAACCCGAATATCCATTCCAAAATGTCGGAAAAACGCACCAATACATCCCTATCGGATACGCCTTTAATCGGGAAAAAATCCCTTGTTACCAAAAAAAACTTTGCAACAGAACTTTCATGGATTGTGAAGCTGATTGTGTCTATGAATGCGGAATCGCCTTTGCCACGTCTTAAAGGAACAACCTTTAAATTACCCTTTGCATCCATAACAACCTTTTCATAACGCTCATACTCTTGAGGTTGGATGTATGAATTCGTGTCTCTTGAAAATTCCATGTTTTAGATTCCCGTCGCCCTTCGATTTTCGACCCCCCCTGTTAGATAGGGGGGGGCATTAAACCCATCAGTTTCTTAAGCCGATAGAAAGAAGATCAGCAGTTACCATATTTCCATCAATGCACTCTGCCGTTTCGATGGATACAGATACGATTTCGCCCGAATCTAGGAATTCTTGAGCAGAGCCGACGGCCAACAGAAAAGAATCAAACCCAACGTTTTTATAAAAAACACCGTTTTCATAGCACTGCACAATCCAGCTTTTCCAGCCGTCAAAAACCACTTCTGCTCGTCGTTTGTTCATGTTTAGACCCATTTGCACTTTTACAACATGTATAAGTTATTTGTATTCGTGTATACAACATTGCGAATTGTATTCGCGTGTATGCGTATATTCAATACATAAATACTTGTATACATGCAACACGTTGACTTATATTTGAAAAAAAGGAGTTGAACTTATGAAAACACTGCGAATTAAAGAAAATCAGGAAGAAAGCATTAGGAAGCTTGCAATCAATATAAACAAAAAGCTCATTCAGCTTGGCCGCGAACCGCTTAGAGACAGCGAGCTTGCACACATACTTTTAAACGAGTCAATTCGACTCGCTAAAATCGACGACGACGGACGAATTACCATAGGAAACTAAAAAAATGGAATGGGTAATACTGATAGATATCCTGCAAATTATCGGGACAATCTGGCTGATATATTGGTGCTATACCCAATGGCACGAATACCTTGACACGCAAAAGAGCATAGCAAACAGCCTTGAAAGAATGTGCAGTTACAAACTAAGGGAATTGTCAAAAAACCCCGAAACAAAACCATATTCAGACCGCATAGACATATAGTTAGCGTATGCTCAAATAGAGAGCCTTTGCAAAAATCTGTATCATTAAATTACAGGTTTTCGCAAAGGCTTTGATTTGATTATGCTTTCACAATCCCAATGGCTGGATGCCGTCAAAGGGCGGTTACGGGTGCGTTCCGATTACGCGCTTTCCAAAAGATGGGCGGTTACGCCGTCCGAAGTGTCCCAATACCGGCGTAACCGGCTTAGGTTTCCCTTTGCCGTCGTCTTGGATATTGCCGACGTGATGGATATAGACCCGATTGAAATTATTGCAGGTTTGGAATACAGACGTTGCAGGGAAAGGGACAGGGAACTCGTCAAAGGGGCGTATTTCAAAGCGCACCGCGCCCATTTCGTTTATCCGAACAATCCGTCTTATTTCCACCGTAAAAAACGGTTCTTCGGCTAGTTCGTATAATG